CCCGGGGTGACCGTTCATACGGATCAGGCGGGCAATGTGTTACTCGAAAAGAAACAGGGAAAATGGTATATCCTTTCTTCTGTTCCTTGTACGGTGGTTATTAATGGAAAGAAGATAAAATCAGGAATAACATCGCAACTCACGTTATTACCTGTCTGATTAAAATGATTCTGAATGAAAAAAGCATATCTAGTGTGGGGGGATTAATGATACTTATGATGGAATTAAACAGGGTAGGACAAAATGTGTCTTTTCTGTGATGGGAGGATTATATATGGAAAGTAATCTTGTATATACTGATGAACAGTATGATAATTTTGATAAAATTCTAAATAGTGGTATTTATTATCTTCATTCTTTTGCAAAAGATTATAATGGTCTTACTATTATCAATTTTGATAGTAAAGATGATTATTGTTTAGTTCTTTATGAACTTGCTACTCAATATTGTAGTATATTCAATAAGACTCTTTATCTTGATATGTCATTATTCAAATATCTATGGTTCAAATATAAACATAAAACTAATTTCAAAAAGGCAAATGCTAAAAATGATGGTTGCTATTTAGATGCTTATCAAACAATGGGTAATATTTGTCGTAATGTAAAATTACCTATTGAACTAATCCATGATGTATATACTGCTTATTATAAGAAAGGATAATAAATAATTATGTATTATATCTTTACTGACGGTGCTAGCGCAAGAAACGGACAGCCTAATCAAGTCGGCGGTTGGGGTTATGTTATTCTTGATGATAAAGAAAATATAATTCATTCTAACCGCGGTGGAGAAAAAGGAACTACTAATAACTGGGGTGAACTTACTGCCGCAGTAGAAGCAGTAAAATATATCAAAGAGAATTTGATGAATAAGAGTGGCTTTGTCAGAGAACTTGAGTATATTATTTATAGTGATAGTGCTTATCTTATAAATTGCGTTACTCAAGGTTGGTATTTGAAATGGATGGTAAATGGTTGGCAGACCTCGCAGAAAACTCCAGTAGCCAATAAAGAACTCTGGAAACAACTCATTCCCACTTTTGATGATACACGATTTGAATATAGAAAAGTAAGAGGTCATCAAACTAAAAATGATAGTTTTACAGCTAAATGGAACAATTATGTTGATGGTCTCGCAGTAAATGGAAGAAGGAGAGCAGAAAAAGAATGATAAAATATGTGATTGTTAATGGTTATCCTCGTAGCGGCAAAAGTTTATTTGCAGCGCTTGTGCGTGATGAACTCGAACTTCGCGGCTTCGCTACTTTCCAATATTCCTCAGTAGCAATGGTAAAAGAACTTGCTCTGCGCGCAGGCTGGAATGGTAGCAAAACACCAGAAGCGCGCAAATTTTTGAGTGATTTGAAGAGATTACTGGTCAATTCTCCATGGGGTAATCTCTCAATGAGAGACGTACATGAGTATGCCAAAAAGAAAGAAAGTCTTTTCCCTAACGAAACAATTTATGTTTTTGTTATGGTACGCGAACCCGAAGAAATCCAACAGTATGTTGAACGTCTTGGCGCGACCGCAGTATTTGTTCTTCGTTCAAATGCCAACGTCCCCATGGGAAATGACTCTGATGATGGTGTTGAGAACTTCTCATATCATTACTATATCAACAATGATGGTACTGTAGAGGACTTGACTACGCGCGCAGAAGAGTTTACTAATTGGCTACTTCAATATGTATAAAAATGAGGACTGGATAATTCCAGTCCTCTTCCCTTATACTCTAATATCTACATCGTGAACTTCCCCTTCGTGGAAATCATCACCGTATTTCTTTTTTAGTTCTGACATTATTTTAGTCTCATAAATCTTCTGATTTGCTAAGTCTTTTGCGGCGGCGCGCTTCATGTAGGCATTGACCACCAAGCCGAGTAATACGAGCACACCAGCACCAAGATATGCAATAGGAGTCAAATCTTGAAGTCTGTGCATTTCATAGCAACAAAACACTACAAAGCCAAAAGCAAGTAGAAATGATAGGTCGGTAAATAGTTTTGATGCTTCAATATGAAATTTTTTATCTTTCATCACATTTTACCTCCAAGTGACATCATCAATCGCATTATAAGTTGTCTACGGCGCGAAGCCGCAGCCGCAGCATAGAGAAGTTTCTTTTTCATTGCGCGCCTCCTAAAATATTTTCTACTCTCATTTTCTAAGTACGCGCCGCCATATGGGAGTACAGAATTTTCAGATACCAAAAAGATTTGACTTTTTGTGAAATTTGAAATATAATATAAGTATAATGAAAGAATTGTATAGGAGGATTATATGAACGGATATATTGATGGAATTGACTTTATCAATCTGCCAGCAGAAAAATATTGGACTTTGCCTAAAACGAAGAAAGACGTCAAAACTGACATTCGCAATCGTATTTATTCTGGCGACTACATGGGAGCAGAAAAAATAGATGGTACATATCAAAAATGTATTCGTGATGAAGATAGTAATTTTCATCTTATTGCTCGTAACCCTTCTGTTTCTGGCGAAATGACAGATAAGATTGATTGGTGTCCACAATTTACTCCTTTCCTCGAAGCACTTCCAAATGGAACTTGTCTTCTTTGTGAACTTCATATGGAAAAAAATACTTCCTCGCGCAAAATCACAACTATCATGGGTTGTTTGAAAGACAAGGCCATTGCTCGTCAGCAGAAAGATGGTTATCTCTGGCTTTATGTCTTTGACGTATGGGCATATAACAACCATTCCTGTCTTTCTCTCACTGCGCGCGAACGCTTTGAATTACTTGCTAAAATCGCAGAAAAGTTCGCAGGCGCGCAGTATGTCCATTTCGCAAAGTACTACGAAGGTGATGCTCTCTGGAATGAACTCATGCGTGTTATGGGTTCTGGTGGTGAAGGCATCGTTATTACTCGCGCAGACTCTCATGCTGAACCAGGTAAGCGTACTGCCCAAAAGACTCTCAAAATCAAGAAAGAACTCGACAATTACATTGATTGTTTCCTGACTGGTCGCTATAAACCATCTACACGCGCTTACAATGGCGACCATATTGAAGATTGGAAGTATTGGGAGAACGAACAGACAAAAGAGAAGTTCTATGGCGATTATTACAAGCAGTATAGTCTTGGCGAGCCTTACTATCCCATCTCTAAAGGATACTATAACGACTGGGCAAGTGCAGTAGAAATTGGAGTATATAAAGGTGATGAAATTTATCCAGTCGGTTGGATTTCTGGTATCACCGAAGAAGTCAAAGATGGCATTGTCAATGACCCCGATAACTGGATTGGTCGTGTAGTTTCCATCAATGCCATGGAAATTGAACCAGACACATATAAATTCCGTCATGCGAAAATCATGGAGTGGAGAACCGATAAGACTGCGCGCGAGTGTGAGTTCTCACAGATTGCTAATGAGTAAAGGTGAAGATTACATTGTTTCTATTCTGCGCGCAGAAGGTGTAAAATTTGAGAGAGAAAAGACATTTCCAGATTTACACGGAAAGAGAAATGTACCACTTCGTTATGACTTCTATCTGCCAAGCTTTGAAATGTGTATAGAGTTCGATGGAGAAGCCCATTATCAGCAAATTTCTCACTTCACAAATCACCGAGGTTATCTTGCTGCGCGCGAACGAGACCGTAAGAAAAACTCATACTGTCTCGCACGCGGAATAAAACTCTATCGTATCCCATATTGGGAACTTTCAACAATTCATTCTTTTACTGACTTACTGCGTCCGCAATATCTTGTCAAGTCAAAATTTCATAATGACTATCTAACTCCGTCTTGAGTGCGTAAATCTGTATAAACCTCCCTCATCAAAACTACTTATATCTGGTGAGGGAGGTGTTGTAATGCTTTTACAATACATACAGTATCTCTCTGGCGGAGTTATTGCTATTGCGGGCTTTCTCGGCGCGATTTTAGGTATAATCAAATTTTTTGAAACTTTTACGACCGCAGGCAAAAATCGAGTTGCCAAACGAGAGGAAAAACGAAGACAGCATATCCAAGAAATTTCCAAGCAAACCGCTGATAGTTTGATTGACAAATTCAAAGAGCATCAAGAAGAAGTCTACGGTGAAATACTTAGTAAAATTGATGATGTTTCAGACCGTCTTGATGATGTAGAAAACATCAACCGCGCGCAGAATGATATGTTCAAATTATTGAATGAAAAAGTTGATAAAAATGAAATTGACCGCATTAGGTATCAAATACTTCACTTTGCTGCACAACTTAGGCACGGTAATATAGATTTTACATTAGATGATTTCAAACATATATTCAAAATCCACAAGAAATATGAGGACTTATTGAAAGCCAATCAGTTGACAAATGGACAGATGGATATTGAATATGGGTATATAGTAGAATGTTATAACAAACTTTCTAGGGATGGGAAGTTCTAATCAAAGAGGAGAGTGTCAGAATTTGACACTCTTTTCTTTTTATGTTATAATATAATTGCAGAAGCGAAATTATGG